TGCCTTGGGATTTGTATTACAGCGTTCGCATAAGTCTCTCATACACTATTTATGGTACCTTTAGATACCTTTAATTTAGGTAGTTGATACCTTTATGATACCTTTTTGGCTTATGTAACCCTGTTTTTTATGGAGGATCTAATAAATATTACTAAGAAGTCTGTAATACAGGAGATCCAATATGGCATTGAATTCACCAGGCGTAGAAGTACAGGTAATTGACGAAAGTTTTTATGTACCTGCAGAACCTGCTACACGCCCACTTATTATCCTTGCATCCGCTCAAGATAAAGTAAACGCAAGCGGCACAGGTATTGCTAGAGGTACACTCGCAGCAAACGCCGGTAAAATAACACTTGTAGCAAGTCAAAGAGAACTTGTCGACCTTTTTGGTTCGCCAATCTTTTATAAAGATAGCAGCCAGAATCCAATACATGGCGGTGAACTTAATGAATACGGATTACAGGCAGCATATAGTTTCCTAGGAATTGCTAACTCAGCCTATGTTGTTCGTGCAGACATTGATCTTAAAGAACTTATTTCACAATATGACCCACCTGGTTCTGATCCATCTTCTGGTACATATTGGTTAGATACACAAAATACTCGTGTTGGTATTTTCCAATGGAACGGATCTCCTGCAACTGTTGCTGGAGGACAGAAATTTACTAATAAAGTTCCGATTATTATTACAAAAGCTTCTGATCTTGACCCAACATACAATCCTACTGAGAACTATTCACCACCTAAGCAGTCAATTGGTATTGCAGGTGATTATGCTCTTGTTTCTGTAAGTAACCTTAATAAGTTATTCTACAAAAACCGTGCAGGTGAATGGGTCCTAGTTGGTAGTAATGCTTGGCATTCAAGTTGGCCAACTGTAACTGGTACATTTACTAATCCTTTAACTATTGAATCAGGAACAACAATGATCATAAATGGTACCACTGTTACTGTTTCAGGTACTGACATTGACTCAGTTGCTACTGCAATCAATGCTGCAAATATTCATGGTGTTACTGCTGCTGAAGTAAATGGAAAACTTGAAATTTATAGTAACGGTGCTGTTGAAAGTGCTGCTCAAGATAGTACATATTCAAACGCTATTATTATTGCTGCTGGTACTACTCCTACATTACCTAAGAAACCACTAGTTGCTAATACTTCTGGAAATAGTGCATTAGGTATCGCAGTTGGAACATACTACGGACCAGCATTACAAATCACTCCACATACAAGTGTTCCACGTTGGAAAGCTGGTAGTTCTGATTTGAACATTTCACTCGATCTTGCTCCACGCCCGACAGGTTCTGTATGGATTAAGACTACAGACGTAAACTTAGGTGCTCGTTGGAGAGTTAAACTATGGAATACAACCACACGTGATTGGGATCCAATCAATGCTCCTCTTTATAAGAACAATGAAGAAGCGTTATATAGACTTGATCGTGCAGGTGGCGGTAAGAACATTCCAGCAGGGTCATTATACATTCAATACAATTTTGATGAAGATGATGGAACAGATACTAGTCCACGTATCGCAACATTTAAGATTATGCGTCGTGTACGTCCTGATCCGACATCAATTACATCAGCAGTAATTACAGCAAGTACATTTGTAGCAAATCGTGTATACACATTCCAGATTGCTGAAACATTAGCTACTCAAACAACTTTGAGTTCTTATAAAACAATTACATTCACTGCTGGCAGTGAAGTTGATGATGCTGATCTTCTTGCAGGAGTAATCAATGCTGCTGCTCAGGATGATCTAAATCCATTCGTCAATATAGAAGCTAGTGTTGATAGTAAAAATAGAGTTGTTATATCTCACAGAATCGGTGGTGATTTCCGTTTAAGAGATGGAGCATTTACTCCACTTGCAATAATGGGCTTTAATCCATACGATTTATCAGCAAATAGTGGTACAGCAAATCTTTATAGAGATCCAGCTGATCCAGATCCAGATTTTGGAGATACTACATGGTATATTGCTTCAAACTGGAAGCCACTAAGCTATACTGCAAGTGAAGATCCACCACAGTCACTACCAGCAGACGGTCGTTTGTGGTATAATGCTGTTCTTGATGAAGTTGACATTATGATTCACAATGGTTCAAAGTGGGTAGGTTATCTTCAAGCACCAACAACCCCAGGCGGAACTAATGGGTCACCATATTATAACAGTGACGAAGATTTCCAAACTGATCCATTAGGACCAATCATTGCTGCAACTAGACCAACTACACAAAGCGATGGTTCAACTCTTCGTAACGGTGATCTTTGGATTGATACTTCAGATAGAGAGAGTTATCCAGCACTTTATAAGTGGGATGGTTTTAATCTTACTTGGGTTCCTGTAGATACTACAGATCAATCAACTGAAGATGGTATTGTTTTTGCTGATGCAAGAGTCAATACATCGGGTGCAGCTAGTGATACGCAAGCAACTATTGTTGATTTGCTAACAAGCGATTTCGTAGACTTTGATGCTCCAGATCCGGATCTTTATCCACGTGGTATAATGCTATTCAATACACGTCGTAGTGGTGCAAATGTTAAAAAGTTTGTTCGTAACTATATTGATAACGATCTTGACAACGAGCGTATGCAAGGTGAATCAATGGACGGCTATTATCCACATCGTTGGGTAAACGAAAGTGGTAATGCAACTAACGGTGCTGGGTTATTTGGACGTAAAGCACAGCGCAAGGTTGTTGTTAAGAGAATTAAAGCTCTTACAGATACTAACCAGGATATTCGTGATTGGGAAAGACATACATTTAACCTAATTGCAACACCAGGTTATGTTGAAAACCTTGCAAACATGAATGCATTAAACGATGATAGAAAGTTGACTGCATTTGTTGTAGGCGATAGTCCGTTTAGACTTGCAAACGATACTACTACACTTAATAACTGGGCAACAAATGCTGCTCTTGCTGTAGACAACGGTGACGAAGGTCTTGTAACTTACGATCCTTATTGTGCTGTTTACTATCCATGTGGATTTACAACAGATAACACAGGTAATGATATTGTTGTTCCTGCTTCGCACATGGTACTACGCACTATTGCACTTAGCGATAATGCAAGTTTCCAATGGTTTGCTCCTGCAGGTATTAGACGTGGTGCTGTTAAAAATGCAACATCTATCGGTTATGTTGATGCACGAGAAAGTGAGTTTAGAAGTATAGCAATAAATGAAGGACAAAGAGATGTTCTTTATCAAGCTAAGGTCAATCCAATTACTGTTCTAACAGGACAAGGAATTGTTGTATTTGGTCAAAAAACTCGTGCTCTTGCAGCCAGCGCACTTGATAGAGTCAACGTAGCAAGACTTGTAATTTATCTACGTGGACAACTTGATAAGCTATGCAAGCCATATATCTTTGAGCCAAATGATAAACTTACAAGAGATGAAGTTAAAACAGCAGCAGATAGCTTAATGCTTGAACTTGTTGGTAATAGAGCAATCTATGACTTCCTCTGCGTATGTGATGAATCAAACAATACCCCAAGCAGAATTGATCGTAACGAGCTATGGCTCGATATTGCAATCGAACCTGTTAAGGCAATTGAGTTCATCTATATACCACTAAGATTAAAGAACACAGGAGAGATTCAGGGGCTAGTTGGCGTCTGATCTCCCCAGAATAACAGGATATAAATACAAATAGGATTTTAGGAGTCTAGGATGTCAATTGCAACACTTTCAAGGTTTACAGTTCCTTTAGCATCAGATGTGAGTTCACCGAACCAAGCACTTTTGATGCCAAAGTTAAAATATCGTTTTAGAGTTACTTTTTCACACTTCGGTATTACTACACCGTCGACTGAAATTACAAAACAAGTTATAGACGTAACTCGTCCAAATTTAACATTTGATGATATTACATTAGATGTTTATAACAGCCGTGTTTATCTTGCAGGTAAACACACATGGGATCCAATAACAATCACATTGCGTGAAGATGTTGGAGGCTATGTACAGCTATTAGTTGGTGAGCAGCTTCAGAAGCAATTTGACTTCTACGAGCAAGCTTCAGCAGCATCGGGTATTGACTACAAGTTCTCAATGCGTATTGAGATACTTGACGGTGGTAACGGAGTCAATGTTCCA